AGTGATGTCTAACTCGCTTACAGCGGCGTCGGCTAGCACACCAGTATCCAACGGTGTTAATACTCCGTCAAGAATAAGAGGAGGGCCGAACGATGGGCCGGTAGCGAACCGGACAAGAGCTTTAACTACAGCAGCGGTAGCCATTAGTAAACGCCACTAGCGCTCGGTGCCCATTCTGTACCTGATTGCTGGTTCCTTAATGCGCCCTGTCGGATAACTTCAATCAAGTCATTTTCTGAAAGTATTGAACCTGCAACGTTAATCGTTAACCCGTCCATCGCTGCGCTCGGATTCACTCCGCTACGGCCATTACCCAACATACCCATAGACCCGGCATCAGCAAAAGCGAACCCTGCGCCCCTGGTTCTCATGGCGCTAGAATAATTGCCAGTATCTAAAGCATCCAAGCTTGCGAAATCTGTGGCCGTTGCTACCGCTAAACTCGTTGCCTCGGTTTGCATATTCATCGCTTTTTTGAACAAATCATCAGCAATCGAAGACGTGTCGCCAAGCCCAAACGCATTCCCTGCGCCGCCGACCATATCTAAGACCGCTGCGTGAGCCGCTGCGACTCCTGCTTTTCTTTCGATAATAGCTTGCGCTGATTTTTGTGTCGGCGTCAGTGACGCTTTCACAGCGTCTAGAACTTTACTATCGCTCACAGCAATCGGATCGTTAGGTGTGCCCTTCGGCATGACCGCCGCTGTGAACTCTTTACTCTTTAACAGTTCCGGAAGAGAACCGAGAGCGTCTAGGTGCTTAACATCGAAGATACCAACACCCGGATTCTGTCCAGGTGCGCTTTCGATAAAGGCCGTTATCTCTTTGATAAAACTTTCCATCGCTGCTGCTGATTCATCAGTCATCCCTGGCAAATCTTGGAGCACATCTTTAATTCCGAAAGCTAATTCTTCAGCGACTTGATGCGCCATTAACCCGGCTTCTTGACCTATAGCCGCCAATCCCAACTTCGCTGAATCGCGAGCCGCTAACGCCCCTTCAGCAGAAGCCGTCGCCCCAAGCAAGCCAGAGGCCGCCGCACCTTGAGCGCCCCCGAATGTTATCCCCGCCTGTATATCGCCAATCTTCGCACCGATCGAAGAAATCCCGGCGAGCGCTGTCGTGAACGAAGCGAAATCCGTTTCGCCCATCGCAAGCAAACCGGTTGCGGCCTCGTTGCCAGCGAACGCACCCAACCCAATGATCTGCGAGATGATGTCAGCCGGGAAGCCCTTCGTCTGTAAAGCTTTGAGGTTCCCTTCGAAAGCTGTGTATTGCTCCAGCAGTCGGTCCGCTTGAGCTTTCGCCCCGATATCTTCACCGAACTCAAACCCGAAAGCAGAAGCCGTTTTAGATGCTAGCGAAGCACGATCAGCAGCTAACTTATTGACTTTACTTTGGGCGCTCGCTTGGTTCTCTAACGCTTTCGTCAGACGATCTTCAGCGTTCTCTAACACCGCCGAAAGGTTGGCTCGTTTCTCAGCGATTTCGATAAGTAGCTCTTGGCCTTCAAGAGCTTTCATAAACGTAGAACGAAGCTCAGGAATCTGTGTCAAACCAGACTTAAACGCACTATCAAATAAATCTTTGAACGCTTTCTTAATATCGTCCGGCTCACCCAACATCGCTTTAACGAAAGAATCACCAATCGCCATACTTCCAATACCGATAGCAGAACTGACGAAACTATTGAAGATCTTTTCGGCTTCACGGACTGCCGCATCGTGAGCAGCTTGAGCGGCTTTAGCTGCGGCTTTAGCTGCGGCATTCGCCGCCTTCGTGGCCGCCGCACCGGCTGACGCATCCGCTTCTTTAGTCCCAACGAGTTCCATCGAAATTCTTCGTGAGATTGCTAACTGTTGATCAAGCATCGCCGAGTCGCCGCCTGGCATCATCGAACCGAGATCAATGATTGCGCTCATCGCATCATCTAACTGCTCATAGAGTCCAGTTGTGTCTAATGCCAAGGTAAAGAACAACGCTTTTCGGTCAGCAACTTCGATTAGTTCTTGCCAAGTTGCACCAACTTTTTTAGATTCTTGTTCTACCTCTACGAACGCATCAGTCGCAAGGTTAGCTCCCTCAGCTATAGCGATAAGTCCGTCTTGGACTCCAGTCATTGGATTGTTTAGATCTGTTAATTGCTGTTCAAGCTTGGCTACCTCACCTGTATAATCACCTGACTCTTTAGCTGCTAACTGAGCCGCTTCAACAACTTTCCCGCCGAGAGCTTTTGCATAGACGAGCATCGTGTCGGTGTTCTCTAGTAGCTCCTTGTTCTGTTTGTCGATCGCTTCCCGGTTGTCGTCGTATGCGTCGGCTGTTTCGTCTAACGATCTCAGAATTTTTACGGCTTGATCTAAATCTATTTCATTTACTTTAAGTTTATGGCCGATAGCCATTGTGACTTTTCCTACTTTGCCACCAACCTTCATAAGCGAATCAGCAAAATCGTCGTTAGAACGGTTAGCTAATTTGCCTTGATTCGCTAGTTCCTGGAACCTATCGGAACCCGTAGAAACCGCATCGTTAACAGTCTCAGCTTTCACCCCTACTTTTTCGAAAGCGCCAGCAACTTTGTTCTCTAAAAGCTCTGCAAGAAGAACACTCTCCTCCATTACTTTCTCTGTCCCGCCTGCCACATCCGCCGCAGCTTCAGACAAACGCAAATACTCATCCGCTGCTAATTGAGCACGCTCCGCAACATTCTGTAACGGATCGCCTGCCGCTATTAACTGATCGTTTAATGCGGACTGGCGTTCTTCCGCCTCTTTGTTGCGGTCCCTGAACTTCAGGATTGCGAAGGTTATAAGCCCGATAGCTGCGATAGCTAAACCAATCGGCCCAAGAGCAGCGATCATACCGCCGGTCATCGCTCCGAACGCTGCGACTAACATACCTACAGCGACGATCACAGGACCAGCGGCTGCCGCCACGATACCAAGGCCGATAATAATTTTTTGTGTCGGCCCTGAAAGGCTCGCGAACTTCTCCGCCGCTGCACCAATAAACTCGGCGAGTTTCTGAACCATCGGCAACACGATTGGGATTACTTGCTGCCCTAACGTAATCATCGCGACTTTGAAATCTGAAATAGCTTGACTCATTTTGAAAGCGGTTGTTTCCGAGGTGACCTTGAACGCTGCGTCGGTCGCCCCGAGAGTGTTATTCATGCTCGCAAAAATTGCTTCTGTACCGGCGACGTTTTTACCCATAAGGTCCATAACACCCGAAAGGGCACGGACATTACCGAACACGGAAGCAGACGCAGCAGCGTTACCGTCGAACTCGTCAGCTAACGTCTTGAGCGTCGATAGGAGGCCTTTTTCTTTAAGCTGTTCCCTGAGACCCTCAGACGACAAACCCATCCCCGTTAGAGCTTCCTCGGCTTGCTTCGTCGGACGTAAAAGCGAAGCCATGATGCCACGGACTTGTGTAGCAGCTTCAGCAGCGTTCGTACCCGTACGAGACAAAGAAGCGAACGCCGCACCGACCTCATTGAAACTAACGCCCATAGCCGAAGCGATAGGCAAAACACGGCCCATAGAACCAGCAAGCTCTGAGGCTTCCAACTTACCTTCACGAACAGCCGAGACCATAACGTCGGTAGCGTTCGAAGCACTCAAATTCTCTTTGCCGTAAGCGTTCATAGCTGACGTAGCTAAATCAGCGATCGTGGCTGTATCGCCAAGCCCAACCGCAGCCGCTTTCGCTGAAGCTTCCAACACTCCAGCAGCGTCCGCCGCACCTATACCCGCCGACGTAATAAAGAACATAGCTTCGGCGAGTTCCTGCGGAGCACGAGCAGTTGTACCAGCTAAACCCATAACACTAGTCGTTAAGCTTTTGACCTCAGCTTCTGACTTGCCTACCAAACTTTGTATCTTCGTCATTGACGCTTCAAAGTCTGACGCCATTTTGAACGAGGCAATACCGAGGCCAACGATAGGGGCGGTAAGCCCCATCGTCATTTTTTTACCAGCTTTAGTAGCGCTAGCTCCGAACTTCGTGAAACCAGCAGAACTATTTTTCATCCGCTTATCGAAGTTGCCTAAAGAACCCTGCATCTTTTTAAGTTGCGGAGTCAGGTTATCTTTCGCACCAAACGTCGCGAATACTGAACCAATACTAGGCATCAGCGAGGCTTCGATCTGTTACGGGCTTGAGCTTGTTTCGATTCGCCGTTCTCCAACTTGTAAAGCGCAGCCCACTCCGTAAGTTCACTGGCTGGCATCCGGTCCAGCAACTCACTTACAGGCATAGACAACTCCCTAGCTAATTGGAAATAGAAACGACGTTCAGGGTCTACTCTTCCTCGGGAGTCGGCGAACCCGAGGAATCTTTTCCCGCATCACTCTCGCTGTCTGCGCCCATGCCAGAAATGGCTAGGCACGCATTAGCAAGAGAATCGACAACCGTGGCGTTTTTTTCTGCCATTAACCATTCAATATCTTCAGCAGTAAAAACTGGTTCAGCGGACTCAGGATCAAAGCAGCAAGCTTCGATCACGGTGCCCCACATTACTTCAACCCGATTGCCTCCCATGTCAACAGTTCCATCGCTGGAAACTTCAACATTAGAAGCGAATGCGGCTCTCTGGCGTGCACTCATAGACCGTAGCTCTATCACTATGTTATCCCATTCAGGGACTTCATAAAGTTCTATCGCTACATCTTGAGACGCACGAATTTTTTTTGCAAGACCGGACACTAGGCCACCCCATGCTTTCTATTGTTTAGTAAGTTCCTCTAGTGATTGTTCCGGTGCATTGTAAATCCACTGAAAAAGTCACTACGTCACCTACTGGAGAACTCTGTGAATAGTTGGTGAGAATAGCTTCACCGGTATATTTTATGTTTCCACTAGTTGAGCCTGCTGGGCCATAAATGAAGGTCCGTGAAGCTGGCTCGGTCCCGCCTTTGAGATAACCATCGACGGTTGCATCCCACAGTCCACTAAGTGAAACTGTTGCGGATTCAAGACCCACAATGAAAGATCTTGACGAGCTACCGAAAGCGGTAGTGTCGGCTGTCTCTGTTACCTCAGGAAAGTCCACTGAGTTTAGAACGTCCGAAAGATCTCGGGAAGTTCCACCAGTGTCATCAAGTGAGAAATTTACTGATTTACCATGTACGAAAGTTGGCATTTGATGGTCCTCCTAGAACCGTGCGAACGAAACCATGAAGGTTATCGCTCCGGATGTTCCTGCGGTTGAAGCCGTAGCCCGCAGATATCGGTTAACTGTTGCTGCCGTCGTATTTAATTGCGAGGTAACGGTCGTTGCTGCGACTGCTGTAAACGTAATTAAATCGGCCCACGTACTATTATCTGCGGAGTGTTGAACCTTAATGGTCGTTGCGCCACCAGCTACAGAATTGACGGGCACATGAAGCGCCGCCATTCCACCGTTAGCGGTCGATGCTGCATTGTCCACAGCAGTCAAGGCACCAACCGCACCGAAAGCGATTGAACCGCCCGTGGTAAGTTGAACCCCTGTTTGTGCTGCGTAGGTCATATTTGATTCGGCGTTTGTTGACGCCTGGAAATCTGCGGTTAGTGAAACGATATCGCCGACAGGTGAAGAGATGTTGTAACTAACTTCGTCGGATTGCATGATGATGCAACGATTGCCGATTGTGCCGCCTTGCATCGCGACAGTAGTTGTGGTGTTCGTTGTTGAAGCTAAAAGACTTTCAAGAACTACATCAGATCCTGAAGTGGCATCAGCAGACCACATACCACTTAGCCCCATTGTTGCCGATTGTAAACCAACGATAAATGAGCGACTGCTAGAACCGAATCCTGTGGAGTCGGCTGTTTCCTGTGCAAATGCGGTTTCGACAGATGTTAAGTATTCTGACATGTCGAACTGATTGATATAGACGGCTGTTCCTTTACCATGAACAAATGCTGGCATTAGCCCTCCTCAGATTTGGACGGAGCGGCTTTACCGCTTGATGCGGCTTCAAGAATTCCGGCGTCAATCATCCACTCGATTTTTTTTGTTGGTGCTTCTACGGTTTCGCCTGGCTCGTAACGTTGCCCTGCTATCTCAACGCCTGATACTCCGTCTTCTCCGCCGGTCACTGTATATTTCGGCACACTTGCCTCCTACTAGGGAACGGCACGGCCAAAGAACCGGCCACGAGGACACTGGCTCACGAGGAGCACTGCAAAGAATGTTAGTCGGGGTTGAGGGTCTGCGTCTGTAGTGGAAAAAAGAATTTGAAAGTTTTTTGCTGTTTCTTAAGCAACCTACTTGTATATGTGTTTATAATGATTACATGACATCAACACCAATTAAACTAAACAACAAACAGAAACTCGCTATCGTCGACGAGATCATGTACGCAGTAGCGGAACGCCTCAACAGAGACGAAGGCCTATACAACGAAGACCTCGAAGAACTCTCCCACACTCACGAAGGTAGAGAAGCGATGCTAGTTCAAGCCGCAATTTGGTTTAACAAGCTACCCGGAAATAACTGGAACGATGACTTCCCTAGGCCGTGGGAAAAAAACAATGGTCGCAACGGTTACTTTGTCGGTGACGAATGGTTCAAGCACGAAGACTAAAAAGCTAGCCGCTTCGGCCTGGTCCTCTGAAAAGAAGGCGGTTCGATTCCGCACCGAA